TGGGGCTGCTGTTGCTGGGGCTGCTGTTGGGGCTGCTGTTGCTGGGGCTGCTGTTGGGGCTGCTGCTGGGGTTGCTGTTGGTGCTGTTGTTGCTGTTGGACTAACTGTTTAATTTCCTCAAGCTCCTGAGAGAGTTTACTTAACTGGTACATAAGAGAGTCTCGTAGAGTATCAAATTCACCCAATTGTTCAGTACGCACATCATCAAGTGTAACGCGTTGCTCTTCAAGAGTAAGACGTTGTGCATGAAGTGCCGATAGAATCTGTTCTGGCATATGTTCCTGTAAGTAAGTATCCTTTGGAGTATCATCTGTAGTTTTCATATCTCGAATACACTTTGCTGCAAGCTGTAAAGCCAGATAAAACTCATGCATTGTTAAACGACGTATATCTCCAGATATTTCTTTTCCTGTTGGCCAATTAAATTCTATTTTCGGATTTGGATATGATTGAAAAATACCTCGGAACGCAAGCGTGTTCATACCCAGTCTTCGTAAAAAGTCTATAACCCCTCGCGAAAGCGAAACAGCAGTAAAAGGGCAATACCAGCATAAATAACGCTAGGACTCCAGGAGGTAGACTTGCGAAAGACGGTGTGACTAGGGTTAGGCATCTACTGGTACACGCGGGGAAACCTTAGGTTGACTGGGTTGCCATATATTCCTGTGTCTGTATTAATAAATCCAGAAAAAAACAATTAGGATTTTGTATTTGTTTTTCAATAAATACATACATTTCTTTTCCTGACAATTTTCCTTCAATATTCAGATTTTCCTTGCCGCACATGAACCGAAATTCTGGAGAAGGAGTTATATACTCATCTTTAGGATATTTGCTGTAAAATACATCATCGTGTAACAGGGGTGTTGATGTATTCGTAAAGACAATATGCTTTCTGCGTAAAAAAGACGTAATGTCTGTTAATTCAGGTTGATTACGTGCATATACTTCTATCGTGTACATAGTTTAATAATGCGACTAAAGTTTAGGTCTTTGTCTTTGAGCATATCTCCTCAACGATTGCTGTATGCCACAAGTCCCTCTGGAATGGAAATAGACCCTCTGGGGCATACTGGAATGGCTTCCAATTCTCAACTGCCTCGTGCATACAATGAATCTCCTCTAGCTTATGATTCTTCAGCATGGAGCGAATCGCTCGGATCTGGGAAAGTGCGTCAAGCTGCTCATAGGAAGAGGCGAGGTGATGATTCAGCATCTTGATTGAATCTAGCTTCAGCGAGGCATCTTGATATTCCTTCTTTGCGAGGTGATACTGCTCTGATGCAGAATCGGATTGTGTAAGAATGAGATTCCTTCTCTCCTCAAGAGCCTTGTCGCTGAAGCTAGAATAATAGGTCTTGTAACTAATACCAATTGGGCAACATCCGTTTGCACAGGTACGAACCAGCTTTGGCTGAGGCTCATCTGTATCACTATCAGTCTCAACCTCAACCTCACTCTCAACCTCACTCTCAACCTCACTCTCAACCTCTTGACAAGGCTTTGCCTTATAGTCCAACGTCGCAATGGAGAAGAGCAATGCTAGAACAAAACTGAAGTACAAGAAGATATATGTAAGCTTAATATACTCTGCGGTATCTATTGTCCTCTTCAGGTGAAGAAGCTCAGGGTAACTGATATACTCATTATACATGGCAAACATGATAGGACTCTGCTCAGGGGCGAGGCGACGCGTCAATTTTTTTCTACATCGTGCTCAGGAAAGATCATCTCCTTGAGTTGGATACTACGATTTACACGAGGAAACCGTATAAATGAGGAGTCCAGAGCATGAATACTTTCTGGCGTCTCGTTCATCGTAAGAATCAAAATCAAGTTCTTATACATACCCTTTTGAATAGAATCCAACATACGATTCCAAGCTGACTTATCTTTTACCAAAATATCTAAGGATTTGTGCGGAGTGATTCCTATCTTAACCTTTTGTAAATACACATCAATTTCGTCGAGCATTAGGACAAGAGGTGAAATTTTTGACACATCGCCATAACTGTATATATTGTGCAATGTGTCTCCTGCCTCAAAGGGATTCATTGTGTTACAGAACATACCCTTGAGTCGTCTCGCCAGAAATAATCCTACCATAGATTTTCCCGTTCCCTGTTTTCCGTGTAAAAGGATAGTTTGGTATGGCTGTATCTTAAGATCTAATTCAATCTGATCTAGAATAGCCGTCTGTTCAGGCCGTTCGTCCTTATCTAGGGTAAAGTCCCTCTTTCGATAATAATAATGCGAGGGCGAACCATACCGTTCTAGAAGCTGTATTTTGTCTTCAACGATAGAATGTTTCACTACAGACAGCGTATCCAGGGTAAGACGATCCCGTTCTTCCGTAAGTCGGTCATAGGAATATTTCGTACACAAAACATATGCGTACATCTCTTCATAATTACGCGATAAATTCAGATATACCAGGAACCAGTACCCACATGCATACCCACTCCCCTTTCCTCCGTCGCCAAGAGTGCTGCAATGAGACTGTATATTCTTCTGTATATTCACACAGGTTTCCTTTTCAGTTAAAAAATAATAGTATATACCGAATTGGCGGGCGAAAATAAAGAAGGCAGTCCACGGGATTACTGATAGCCCGTACATAACTATGCCCGAAAGCATTGATAGTAATGACATCGTCACAACAGTATTCATTAGAAGATAACTAACGTAATAGTTTAAACCGAGGGCTAAGCCCAAACGCTCTTCCTTAGTAGACGAGTATGGACTCTGTTAAATTTGGAGCAGATATTACCACCCTCCTCGATTTGACACCTCGAGATTTCCAAGATAATCACTACTTCCCTCTCGATACAGTATCAACATGGTGGCTACCTACTCCCGACAGAAAAATACACCCCTTTACTCTTTCCCTGCAACAATTTCCCTTTCGTGGACCAACCGCTTTCGGTCAACGCTTCACCTTTGACGTACCCTCGGTTGGATGTGGGGATATACTCATGTCAACATTTCTCCAGATTGAACTAGGACATTGGCTAGACGATACAAGCGTCTGTCGATTCCAGACTGGACAGTATACTTACCAACCTGGGCAAACAGTATGGAACTATACAAATAGTTTAGGGACTGTTATCGTCGAACGCGCTGAGTTAGAGGTGAATGGTGTGACCATCGAATCCATCGATGGAGATTTTATCAATATCTATGGACTTCTCAAGATGGATATACAAAATCAATATGGAATAGCAATCGATGGGATAGGAAAACGCCCCTTTCCTTATACATTTCCCTCGACAAGCCCCTTTCCTACTGAATCTGGATCTCTCTGCATTCCCCTTGCCTTCTTTTTCCAACGTATCGCCTTGAGTGAAGGATTTCCCCTTCTTGCAACAAAACCCGGGTCAGTAAAACTCCATATTACCCTGCGCCCCTTTGAACAGTGTGTGACAAGTATACTACAAGCTGCCACGCAATACGATACCTGTATTTCTGGGAATAGTCCATTAGGGCAAAGTATAAGAATCATTGACCATGGATCAGATATGACAGGAAATACTCCCAGAACCATTAAAACTTCGGTGGCCGCACCGTCCTTTAAGAAAATTCAGTTGATTACCTATACTGCAAATACAAATGGCAGTATACGCAATGATATTCTGAGATCCCCGTTTGAAACCCTAGTGAGAAATGTAGAGACCTTTTCCTTCCTCGAGCCGTTAAAGTATAGTGTGACCTCCTCGACGGAAGATTATATTCACGTGCAGCTCCCTCTTGAAATCAATCACCCAATGGAAGAAATCCTGTGGGTCGTTAGACGAAAGGCAAATTCTATGCAAAATGACTATACCAACTATTCTTCTGTAACTGCGCAGGAATTTGATCCTATTTATAACCGACAACTCCCCCTTCTTGTGAAAGCATCCATTTACTTAAATGGAACTGAAATTGTGCAAAAGGAAGAACAATGGTTTCGCCAACATATTGCCCATTTACACAAGGGAGGAATATCTGCCTACTCTCAATACATATATGGTTACTCCTTCGCCAAGACGCCTGGGAAACATCAGCCATCAGGAACAGCCAACGCATCAAAGTTACAGAGTGTAAAACTAGCTCTCACCGTCAAGCATCCTGATGGGACACAGAACAAGGAATGGGAAGTTCTCGTCTATGTGATACGACTCGACTGGCTTCGATTCCAGGGGGGGCTGGTAAGTCGTATTTTCATGGATTAAGAGGGGGTGGCTTCACCATCTTGACCGCTCGCCATTTTGCAATTCCATTCATAAAAATATTCCAGGTCATTCCTCCAGTCACACATACGCTTGTTGTACCTTGTTCTTCTGCACACTCAATATTACTATAGAAGTCATCAAAAAATAACATATCTGAAAACTCAACCCCTGAGATACGCTTTATTGCCTCGAAGTGCTTATCCTTTCCTTTAGCTGTCCCACGACTATACGCATGAAAGTATTCAGCGCTAGGAAGAACATCCCAGGCACATTTTGTTCCGTATCTAGTTTTCAGAGGAATTGCACGAAGCAATTCCTCAATGCTATAGGCATCAGGGTTACGTGAGGCAAAGGCAACAGGGATTCCCTCATTAATAAGGGCGGAAAGAATATCTGGCACATCCTGATATGGATTTGCCTGTTTTCCATAGGCATCGAGAATATATCCTCCAATTACTGAAAACGGCGGGACAGCATCTTTAGAACAATCAAATGGCCAAAGTGTATGATCTAGATCAAAGACGATCAGCTTAGGAAATGCCATACTTGTATATAGTGTGCTTTTTTAGGTGAAAGATAGTCTTTTCTAAAGAGAAGAGAGATGTCTTCCGCGAGCCTATTGACCATTTTGTATTCAGGTCTACAGGACGATAGACTTCTTCCTCCGAAAGGAGTTCCAAAAATAGATACAGTGCAACGAGTCTTTCTAAAGACGGGTCGGTTTACTACAGAATGGTATAGACTGAACTTTGACGGAAGAGCAGGGTTTGGAAATATAGCGAGAGCCACCATACCCAGACGAGGACATTTAGTTACACGAGCATTTCTTGTTACTGTAATGCCAGATATTAAGACCATTCAAGATGCCGCCGCTGCTGCTGCACCACCAGGATATACATCAAGCACTAAATTTGGCTGGACAAATTCGCTAGGACATGCCCTCATTCAACAAACAGAACTTACTATTGCTGGAGAAGCCATTGATACCTTGGATGGGAGATTGCTGGAAATGCTTGATGAGTTTCATACCCCGTTAGAGAAGGTTACTGCCGTGAATCGTATGATTGGTCGACATGATTCGGGGTTTTCTGCAGTGTCGAATGGACATAGCTCGACAAATCAAACGGTTATAACACCCCTTCCCTTTTGGTTCATGCGGGGTGATCCTGCAGCGGCACTTCCTATCGATGCAATAAGTCTTGATGCTGTACAAATCTCAGTAAACTTTGCACAACTCAGCTCCCTTTACGTCTCTGATCCACCCATTCCCTTTTCACTTGGGTCAGCAGGCGCCGATAGCACATCGACCTTTACTGTTGGCTCTATCCCGTATTACTGTAAAAATAATATACCAATATACACTCCTCTGACAAATACGACATTTACCTATACAAATGGATCCTCTAGCAGCTTTACAACCTCAAATGCCTACGATATGGTAGATTCGTATATTTTATTGGAATACGTATATCTAGATAAACCTGAAGCAAATCGCATTCGGTTAGCTAATGTTACGTATCCTATTGTTCAACATTACTCCTTTGTCCACGACACTGCAGGGGCAACCACAGCAAACATTCCGTTGAGTATTCCCAATTTGACTCGTGATATCTATTTTATGGCACATCGCCCTGAAGCTGACGCATTTAATGCTCCCTTTCTTGCTACACGGGATCTTAATTCTGGCGTGGGATCGAATGTATGGTGGCCTGACGCACAAGGACTCGGTACACGTAGTATTGGTCCATTACTTCCAGCGTATAGTAGTCTCGATTCTGAACCAATTTCTGCCATTTCCTTGGTGTACGAGGGGTCGCTCGTGAGGTATGCAACAGATATGCCCGCTCTTTTCCGAAGTATTCTTCCAGGACTAGAACAACGCAAAACTCCTTGGCATAATAAATATTATTATCATATACCTTTCGGTACTCAACATGAACAATATGGCATTACAAATGCAATGGGTCATGCAAACCATGATAAAATACGCCGTTTAGAACTTGATTTGACCTTCAAACCGTTGCGAGGAAATCTTCAATCAACGGCTGTTCCCACGTATACCGTTTATGTATGGGCAGAAACGTATGCACTACTTCGTATTTACGGAGGGAGGGCTGGACTTCTCTTTGGATACTGAGGGTTTGCGGAAAAAACTGAGCCGTCCCAGACTTTCTTTAAAGTCAGTGGAGAGAGGCTTTACACTTGCCTTTTCAAAGGATTCGATTACTTTTTGTGTCCAAACACTAATCGCATCTTCGCCCTTGTCGTAGGGGAGAGGCTCTGGTTCTGCGAGTGGAGTAACCTTTGCCTCCTCTTCATCGGACGAGTAGAGGGCATCAAACGTAATATTACGTTTTCCTACAAAATCGGTTATATTCGACGGCTGCACCCTTCTCATCTGTATCAAGTATATAGAAAATCCTTAGACCTGCTATACTTAAAAAGTTGAAATATATATATGTTCCTCTAAGTAGCCCTCATGAAGCTTGTTATCGTGGAATCCCCAGCAAAGTGTAAAAAGATTGCTGGATTTCTTGGATCAGAGTATCGTGTTCTCGCTACAATGGGACATATTCGTAAACTAGACGAAGATCTTGAGGCACTTGGCTTAGATAGCGGATTCAACATTCGCTATACCTTCATTAAGGATAAGTCTACCACAATGAGTGCGATTGTGTCTGCTGCAAAGATAGCATCAATGGTATATTTATGCGCGGACGATGACCGAGAAGGAGAAGCAATTGCTTATTCTGTTGCCTGTCTGTTAAAGAGAGATCCTGCGTCCTTTCCGCGAGCCGTCTTTCATGAAATCACTGAACAGGCAATTAAGAACGCCATTGCAAATCCCAGGCAAATTGATATGAATAAAGTATATGCTCAACAGGCTCGTTCTGTGCTCGATATGATGATAGGGTTTACTATTTCTCCTCTTCTCTGGAAGTTTGTGGCGAAGGGATTGTCGGCGGGGAGATGTCAAACTCCTGCACTTCGTCTTGTGCACGAGAGAGAGGCTGCAATTGAGGCACATGTATCTACTTCTGCGTGGTCTCTGACGATGGATTTGGGACAGTGCAACGGAGTCATGGAAGACGAGTTATCTGATGAAGAGTCCGTGAGAAACTATCTAGAAAATATTCATGGGTCTGCAGAAGCTACGGTATATTCTGTTAAAGAGAGTGCTTGGTCTGCCTCTGCACCGAAGCCTCTGATTACCAGCACGTTACAACAGGAAATCTCGGCTGTATACTCTCTGAATCCAAAGATGACTATGCAGATTGCTCAGAAACTATACGAAGCTGGACATATTACCTATATGAGGACAGACAATCCCGTGATATCGGATGAGGCGGTTAAGGCTGCACATGTCTGGGTAGAGGAGACATTTGGGAAGGCGTATGTGGGGCATGCGCATGCGGGGAACGCGAGGCATGCTGCGAAAGGAAATGCTCAAGAAGCCCACGAGGCTATTCGTCCTACTCATATGGACGTCAAGGAGATAGATGGTGCTCCCCTCGAGCAGAAAGTGTATGCCTTTATTTGGAAACGAAGTATACAATCTACCATGTCACCTTCCACAGGGGTGAAGAAAGTCGTCAGGTACCGCATCGATTCCGATCCTGATGCATTTTCCTGGATGTCAAGTAAATCAACCACCCTCTTTCAGGGATGGCAGATCTTGGGTAAACAGGTCTCCATTGATTCCGAAGAAGAGGAGCAAGAGGATCAGATTGATGGGTTGCGAGAGGGACAGAAGGTAGCGTGGAAAAGTATCGCAAGTACACCTAAGCAGAGTACCCCTTCTCCACGCTTTACTCAGGCAACTCTCGTTCGAGAGCTAGAAAGCTGTGGAATTGGTCGCCCCTCTACCTTTGCATCACTCATCGACGTGTTACTGGAAAAGGAGTACGTGGAGGTATATGATACTCCTGGCACTGTACAACGGTACGATGCGCTTACTATAAGTCCTGGGCGCTGGCCTCCTGTTGTTCTGAGTAAACAACGTAGCGTAGGAGTCGACAAGAAGAAACTGAAACCAACAGCTCTTGGAAGATCTGTTCTTGACTTATGTCTCAAAGAATTTTCTGCGCTCTTCGATTATTCCTTTACGTCTGCCATGGAGAAACGCCTTGATCTGGTTGCAAAAGGGGAGGATTCTTGGAAGAGTGTATGCAGTGACATCTGGGCATCATATAAGGATAAGTATACTCTGTTAAAGAGTAAAGAGTCTAAACCGTCGAAATCAGAGAAGGTTTGTGAACTTGGCGAAGGATATAAGGCAGTGTTAAGTAAGGGTAAGCCTCTTCTCGTTGTGAACGGTGTCTTTACGGCGTTGCCCGAAGGAACAAATATCCAGGACTTGACCTTGGATGATGCGAAGGCTGCTGTATTGGCTGGGGCAGGGGCAGGAGCCCGTCTTGGCTCTTACGATGGGGCAGACATTCTCAAGAAGAAGGGACCGTATGGAGAATATGTCCAATGGAAGGAAGTGCGGGTTCCGTTTATCGAGGGAGAGACTATCGATAAGACGGTGGAGCGGTTAGAGAAGAAGGGGACGGCGAAGAAGGTGGGTGAGTTTGTCTTTGCGGTTGGTCAGTATGGTCCTTACATGTATAAGGCAGACGTTAAAAAGAAGATCTTTGTGTCCATTCCTCAGGGGATTGATGCGTCGAAGCTTAGTGCAGCGGCAGCGAAAGATCTGTACACGAAAGGATGTGCGGCAAAAAAATTGAAACGGCACACGCCCTGATGAGGGAGTCCCATCATGCTTCGTCAGTGGTATAAGATTATTGAGATTCCTATTGAGCGTTACGTGGCACTTCTTCGCGATCTATACAAGGGTCTAGAGGAAACCCATGTCTCCTCGAGTGTGCCAGATACCTCACTCAGGGCTATCATTATGAATTTCCGCGAGCTCGATACTTCAGCGTTTGATAAGATGGAGAAGGCTCGTCTGGATCAAAAGTATCTTGAGATGAAGATTGGTGACTTTCATGAGAAGTTGGCAGGATGTTTTCCTGGATGGGAGACTATTCCTATTGGGGCAAGCACTGCTGGGAAGAAGACTGGACTTGATGTGGTGAAGCAGGATAGGACTGAAATTATGGAGTGGAAAAATAAGCACAATACAGTAAAGGCATCTGATTTGAAGACAACTATATTTGATAAGCTGATGAAGTGCCATGTGGATGGGATGAAGGTTCATTTTGTCCAAGTCCATTGCAAGGCGGGCAAGGTGGATCGCCACGGTGCACCACAAGAGATCAATGTGATGGATGGCAAGATGGCGTATGAGTACCTGTCTGGCCGTGCAACCTTCTTTGACGATCTCAACGTGACGTTGGCCTATACCTTCAAGACCTTCAAGACCTATGAATCTCTTCTCAAGCAGATTTCTTAGAAAATATATATATCTAAAAGAATGTCAGCGCCTCCGTCGCGATCCCAATCGCCTCAACCAGTCCAAAAACTAGAGGGAACCCCTCCTCGCCCTCCGCGGCCAAATAATGGGTGGACAAAAGAACAAGAAGAACTTATGGCTGGATGGTCAGATATTGCGATCTGTTACAGGTGGATGCATGATCGCTGCGAGAAACAGATGACATCAAGTAATATGTGGATTACTGTGCCTGTGATTGTTTTATCGACATTAACTGGGTCAGCGAGTTTTGTAATGAACAGTCTGGTTGGAGATAATCCAACCGGTCAAAAATATGCCCAGATTGGTATAGGAAGTGTATCTATATTTACAGGAATCCTAACAACTCTTGGTAATTTTTTTCGATATGCTCAAAATTCTGAATCGAATCGTGTGGCAAGTATTGCATGGGGAAAATTTCAACGCCAGATTGCAGTAGAACTTGCGCTCCATCCTTTAGAACGCCTGGATTGCTCGGACTTTCTCAATATAGCGAGGGCAGAATTAGATAGATTAATTGAACAGTCTCCTCCTATCCCAGACAGTGTGATTATTGAATTCGAAAAGGAGTTCGAATCTGTCCCTGGGCTGAAGAGACCTGATATTGCTCACGGCGTAGAACATACGCATATCTTTAAAAATACAGATAGTCGACTGAAACAGTTGGCTATTGATGCAACAGTCTTTATGAAACAGAAGAGGAAGATATGGAATGAAGCAATTTCTCCAGATATTGACACTAAGGTAAAAGATGAGTTAGGGAAACATGTTCCTCTTCTCATGGAACGCATCAAGACCTTGGAAGAAAAGTTACAGCCAAAGAGGGAACCATTCCCTCTTCGTGGAAGAAATCTCTTAAAGATTCATCCAAATACCTTCGTTGATAATCTTACTCTTGATTCTGTTACAGGGATTCTTACACCGAAGGGGGCTCTTGGACTAACAGGACCAACAGGATCAACGGGATCAACGGGATCAACGGGATCAACAGGACCAACGGGATCAACGGGATCAGTGATCTTCCCCCCACCAACCTTCGAGCAATCCTTTGATTCTATCGACGATATTGTCGTGGTGGTGAAGGAAAAAGTTGATGGTCAGGCCGAGCCCTAGAGAGAGTCCAACAATGTGGTCTAATTCTCAGCCAACACGCATTTTCGGGTGGTCAACCATTCTCTCCAACTGGGATGGTACTAAGCCTGAGGAGGTATCAACGGTTCTTTATAATTTGGCAAACAATGATTGCCCAACAAACTATTTCATTACCTATATGAATGAGGAGCACGATGCTCTGAAGTGGTTCATCTACGAGTGTGTTGCGTCCTCTTGGATGTGGAATGGTGCTCCTCATCTGGGGTATATTCAGGACATTCTTCCTTTGATTAATGTCGACTCTAGGTTTCCCGTCTTTCCAGGCTCTCCAACGTGTACAGTTAGAGAGTTTCTTACGGGGAGTTTGAACGAGAACCAGCTAGAGTATATTCAGATGCTGCCCATGTTGGTGCCTGAGGAGAGGGCGACTCAGCCTTGTATTTGCAGGGCTTTGCCTGGCATGGTGAAGTTTCACATCGTCCGTAATCTGAATAATCAGAACGATGATGACACTCTGATCATTAGGAAGACTGGAGACGATCAGTACACCTACACTTACACGGATCCTCAGAATGTAACTGGGAAGACGTATACTCAGACCCTAGACGGCGAGGGCGTAATGCTCATGCTGCGTAACATGTTTAATCTCCTGGTTCTGGATTCTGAGCCATTTAACTGTATTCAGGTCATGATGCCAACGCTTCCTATTATCAGTATAAACATTGAAGATCTTGGTTCTTCAACCCGAGATATCCTCTATGATTCCATGGAGCTTCTGATGCAGTCCTGGCCTGTGCCAGCATAAACTGGTTCAAGTAAAGCAATCAGATGTTATTAGAAGTATGTTGTCGCTGTGGATTTGTTCATAAAGATGCGAGAACAGGCTATCGCGCGTATAAACCCCATTACCATTGGTTTCCTGATGGAGGAGCAGTAACCCATAATAGTATAATTCTTCACGCTACAATTTGTGTGGCATGTCTCTCAATGGACTGGAAAGAATTTTTTACACAAAAAGCATTGACCTCTCCCGAGTATCGTGTAAAATATTCACTGAACGCACCTCTTCCTGAACGCTATTTGCCAGAGGTATCTAAACTCTATAGGGAACAGGCCAAGTTTTTCGTGTTTGACTCGTAGACTACACATACAAAACCATGGTGTAAAAGGGGAGTATACATACCGTATCAAAGGAACGAAGAGAATATTGCTTCGTTAGATCTAAAAGATTCGCATGAAAGGAAGGAATATCAATCGGATATTTGCATAAGATTCGTTTAATTGGTTTCGTATCGTCAAAGTAAATACAGTCAAAGATGGAGAAGAGCAAGTTTGCGGTATGCCTATGAATTGAATATTTCAATTCATAAGAATACACAATTTCATAGGGAGGCTGCATAGATGGATAGGGATCTTTGGGTGGAGGAGGAGCATCGCTAAGTAAGGTATCCATAACATCTTCTAAATAACAAATTGTTTGATAGTAGTTTGCAAATTCAGCAGATGTCTTTGCTGAATCTGAATACTCTTTAAAAGCTTCTACCATTCCCGTATAATAGCTATCAATATCAACAGCCTCTTTTGCAATATCTTCAGGAAGGATATCTAGGCTGTCTTTGTACTCACGATACTCCTGATATGCTAGAGAAATTCCATCATAATGTTTTTGAATACTTTCTTCCATTGACTCTGTTCGGCGCGAGGAGAAATCATCATTTTTATACTAAGTAGATGGGGTATTTACCTGTTACAGGGGGGCATACCATATATTATGAAATCCACGGATCAAGAACTCTACCCCCTGTTCTCCTGTTACACGGAGGTCCTGGGGGTGGGATACAGAGAAGAGCAATTCCCTTATATAAGAAATTCTGTATCATTACCTTTGATCAGCGTGGATGTGGGAAATCGACGCCGTTTGGTTCGTTGAAGAATAATACCACCTGGGATCTCGTGGAAGATATTGAAGCTTTGCGTAAACATCTTGGAGTTGACAAATGGATTGTCTCAGGAGGATCCTGGGGAACGACTCTAGGATTACTGTATGCTGAAACATACCCACAGTGTGTTAAAGGGTTGCTTTTACGCTCTGTCTGTCTGATTGATACAACGTCAAATAAATGGCTATACGAACAAGGCGGGGCAAGCGAAATATACCCCGACGCATGGGCTTCCTTTGTTGGAGTCCTTCCTGCGCAGCTTCGAACAGGGACATGGAGACAGATTATGCGCTATTATCAAAAGAAGTTACAAGGGACGAATGCCCAAACATTTGCCCGCGCGTGGTGGGGCTGGGAACATGCAGTATCGTTTTTACATCCCAGAAAAGACGATACACCAGAGTCCGAAGTGTTATCCTTGGCACTTATTGAAAATCATTATTTTGTACACGATTGCTGGATTGCCGATGGACAGATCCTTCGCGATGCGCATCGGCTCAAAGGTATACCCATTATTACCATTCACGGAAGATATGATATGGTCTGTCCGAATAAAGGATCGTGGGCGTTACATGAGGTTCTTCCTCATGTGAAGGTGTTACTGGTCACCGATGGAGGACATGCAGGATCCGAGCCAGCGACTTGGGCAGCACATAAGAAGGCGATTTCAATGTTTGCTAGGGGGAGGAAGACACGGAGGAAAAGCAGTGTTTCTCTGCGTCATAATTCGCTGCACGATTCATGAGAAGCTTGACTCCCTTATAGGAACAATAGGCTGTGTATAAATCCTCTGGTTTTGATCCACAGACTTCCTTAATAAACTGATACTCCGCAATGACTCCCTCCCCTATCTGCACCCCTAACATCTGCATTGATGTATACATGATACGCGTAATTGACCATCCCCAATAGTCATGGGCGCGACCTGTCTTGTAATAGGAGATATATGTATCAAGACAATCATTAATGACTGGGTGATTGGGAATACAGGCAATGATATGAGGATTCAATACGGTATAATCAGACAGACATGTGGTGAACGTTACTGGCTCGAGAAACTGATCGAGGGGGACGAGGGGCTCAATGTCGGCGTCGACGTAAATACCTCCGTGTTTCAGAAGGACACAGAGTCTCCAGAAATCTGACTTAATTGGGGGGTAGGGAATAGAATCAAAGATTTTAAGATACAGTGGAGGATAATTTAGAGAGAGGAAAGAACGACATTCCGTGTCACCAGATGACACAACAGTGTAGTCTGGGTTGAGGGCACGCCATTTATGGGCAGACTGAGTCTCTACGATTTCCTTGGTTGAATGACAGATATAGATTGTCTTTGGAATACTCATCTTTGTAACCATATGGGAATGAATTTAAGCCTGAGGGACGATGTCGTTTAAGGTAAAGAGTGTTCTTACTTCTGGATATGCAGCAAGAAGCTCTTTATCGAACCCCCTCCCCCAAGGTTTATGACATCCAAAGGAAGTTGGATGAAATACCTCTTCAACAGAAAACCGTTTAGCCTGTTCCATGGTAGGACGATAGAGATCAACCAAAAGATTATTACAGAAATATATATCTTCTGGTTCGCCACAATAGGTCACTGTATCCATAATTTCCAGCATTTTTGACGTTTTCCGTAAACTCAGACCTCCATTTCCAACACCTCCAAACCGCTCATTGTCCCAAGGTGCGCCAACGTAGTCATACTTGAAAAACTCTGGAAGATTCTGTATATAACGTGGAAATAGCATAGTATCCGTCTGGAAAAGTAAAAAGGTTTCTGTGCGAATTTCAGCGTAAATCGATCGACTTGTTGAGATATATCGATTGTACTCTGTCCATGTCATGGAATCTATACCCATACAAATAAGTCTGGCCTGTTTAGGTAAACGACTAAGAATAGTCTGGCAAAACCCCTTATTTAGATTTCCACAAAAGACGAGAAATGACCATTCCTCTGGAAGAGTTTCCATAAAATTCCTCAGAACAAATTCTAATGCCTTATGCTCTCGTGTTTCTAGGATAACGGCTGTATACATAGATATTAGTAATATATACTAGAGATATATTTAAGTATACATCCGCGGGTTAAATACGTAAGATAAGCCATACTGTAGAATGAGTTTAGTAGAGTTAGTGGATAATACACGCACAGATAAAAATACAACCCATTCTTATTTGGACTTATATCAGGAGTTACTTGAAGGAAAAAAGGATACTGCAACCCATGTGTTAGAGGTTGGTATTGGTGATGGGAATCAAGGGATTACCGATGGAGGAAGTATTAAATTATGGAGAGATTTTTTTACACAGGCAACCGTGTACGCCCTAGATATTAAACACATTGATGCAGTATGGGATGGAATTAAGAATGATGATAGGATTACTCTGTATACATCAATTAATGCGTATACTGACACATTTGTGCGCGAAACCTTTACCGATAAAGATATACGGTTTGATTTTGTCATAGACGATGGGCCTCATACCTTAGAGTCTATGCAGAGATTTATTCAGTTATATTTACCCCTGTTAAAGGATGATGGGCTATTGATTATCGAAGATGTCCAGCATTTATCTTGGTTAGATAGTTTAGCAAAAATCGTACCCGAATCAATGCAAAAATTTATCGTAACATATGATTTACGCTTTAATAAGAGTAGACACGACGATATAGTATTCACTGTGAATAAAAAAGCAACCTAAACAAAACAGACGTGGCTATAGCATGGAAACGATTACAATCGAGTATCACCCAGATTCTCTTGAGAGATTTTCTCAGAACGGGCGAATCTTGCACAAAATAGGGGTGGGGCGTATGAAATCGCCAGGTCATCCTGCAGGAAATCAACAGTCTTACTCTCAGGCTGCATTTTTTGGTAGTGTGGCTCGGCAAATAAGGTTCCCCGTCTTTTACAAGAAGAAGAATAATAGTCTTACCTATATGGGAGAGTATATATTAATGAAGTACTCCAAGAAGGAGTCGTTTGAAGGATTTACCTATTTTTCTTATACTTTACATCGTGCGCAGAAGGATTTCAAAGGATAGTCCAAACATCTAACTGCGGAGGTAAGTGATAATGATGTACCTTATATCTGATTTTCGCCGAAGGATAAACTTTTTGTAAGATGGCGAGAAGATCTGTTACAATGGAAGTCGTGTGGACAGAGAGAATCAGTCTCTTATACTCTGGAATATATAGGAATTTACAGATATGGTCAGAGAATGCCTTTTCTACCGCAACATCATCCCACTCAATACCCGTGATCTCAACCTCATAATGTCTAAAGAAATGTCTAGTCATGGGGAAGGTTGGTTACGATAGCTACTGACTTCATTTTTTACAAAAAATGAAACCAAGTATCTTACAGACAGTAGTCACAATGCTCGTGCATCCGTACTCGAAGCTATTACATGTTGTTAAAGAGGCTGTGTACAGAAATCCCGAGTGTCTCTACGAGACAACGAGTACCTATTCGATGTATAGAACTCCTCTTCGGTTTGCGCTAGAACAAGGGTATGCGCGAAGTATTGTAAAGTTTCTGGTAAATGCTGGAGCGCCAGTATACCCAACACACATAGAGATAGCGAAGGATTGGCCGTTAAAGAGATTCCTTCTTCGGCGATTAACGATCTTTCCTCCCTGGTTAGCCGATCTATATACGAAGGCGCCAGCAGCCGAGCTACGATGGTTTAGATCGTTTATGAAACATAGACACCTATTCCTTGGTCTTACTCCCGAACTCTTGGCAAAGGCAGACGAGGCACAGTATATTCCCCCCGTTACTATCAAGCCAGGTCTTACGGTTCCAGGCCGTCAAGGCTATTTAGATGCATATAGTGTATACACATGCGCAATATCAACTGTAGGTACAGACGGTTCGCATGCTTAGGGGAGGGCGCAGAGTTCAAACGGACACATGGCACACTCTATGACCAATCAATGACAATACTTTCTTCAGTAAATGGGGTAGATCCGGTATTTTCATGCAAAGTCTCTTTATACGAAACCTGACAGTCAGGAAACTTTTTCTCGAAAGCGCGAATAAGGTCGATACACGTGATTACAGGGAGCGTAGTATACGTCTCAGGAAGAATATAATACGTATAAGAGGTTTTTCCCTTAGCTGCCGCATTTAGTAAATGCGGAAGAAAGACTTGAACAAGTCTATGTATATACTCTTGTTTGCGCTCTTGTGGCAAATCTTGAAGATACGAACGACTAAAGAGTTGAGAATCCATGACACACAGTAGTATAAAAAATACTTCATTTTTTACATTGGGCTAGTCTAATTAAATGACAAGACTTCTGCTCGTCCTTTTCCATCTGTAAGAAAAGATCCCCATCCTTCAACGAATGCCCGTAACTCCGTTGGACCCGATGGTTGTAAAGAGATATATACATTGGGTCTGTCGGCAGTAGTAAAATTTATTGTTCCATCTGCCTGGGCTGCGTATTTTTGAGGAGCTATTGACCCCAATCCCCAATTCATTGTACTGATTTCTATACCTGTATCAATTTCCTCTTTAGCAAAATTCGTAACATCTCTCCAGATTGATGCATCCCAGTTAGCTTCACGGGTTCTTCCTGCAATCGTTAATCCAACCGACGCATAGGACGCAGAAGCATTCCAGAGTCGATTTGACTGAATATCATCAATTGTACGAAAAAACCAAAGGAGACGCGTCGAAGGATGACAGGCATCTAGACGGCGATTTACGGCAACAGAGGTCGATTCCTTTGCCGTCTGTGTAAAAGTATTTTCATATACACTCAGGAAAGGAATCTCTAAGGGAGTGGTGCGTAGAGCTTCTTTTGATGCATTATTCATAAAGACATGTTGAGTTTCCAAGTCCACACGAAGAGGGGTCATCTCATCTATCGACAAACTCGTGAATGTACCACTCCTCGATTGCATAGGAATATTCCATGGATAGGCTTTTCCAGGAGCAGTGGACTCCACGAGATCTTCGACTTTCCTGAGCTTACATTTCAATTTATACATATGAGAGGTTGTGGAGATGAGAGGGAATCCTTTATCTTTGGGTGCGCAACCAATTATAGGTAAACGTAGTCGCAGCATAGGAGGGGCGGCATTCCTTCCAATAGAGAGCGGACTCCCATCGTGCGATCCCGTTTCCTCATCCTGAATGAACCTATGGGCATAGGTTCCCTTGGTTTTCGCAGAAGACCATAAATATTCCCCACTAAACTCCTGTAACACAGTAGTATCTTGATAGAATTGGATCTTCTCAAAAAGAAAGTAAGCGATTCCATTGACATATCCATAGGATTCACCGGCTAAATCAGTGAGTTGATTATTCGAGAACGTTTTTGTGATTGAGGATGGAAGCCAACTGGGAAGAGTAATGAGCAGAGTTACTGAATCCAGGATGTCGCCAACAATATCAATAGGAAACTCAATACTCTTTCCGAAGTCAGTTCCCGTCGTCGGAGGAATTCTCCGTACTTCACGAATCGTTTGTTCTTCTTGCTCATAGGACGTGTCAAAGGGGACTACACTTTTACGGCTATCTTCATAAAAGTATGTATCCTTTTTTCCACGACACATGAGCTCGTATAGAGATCCTTCAGAGGAGGCGATAACATTCATCTCTTCTAAAGTGAGGTTTCTGTTTTTATGTGTCCTTCTCCTTTTCCTTGGATTTTGTAAACATATCGATACATGCCCGAGAGAGGCCAAGGAGAATTAAAGAACTATAGGAAGTCTGTGTCTGTGTTACAGTGGACAAGATAGTCTGACAGACGGGACTGCCAGTTGTCATCAGACCACGTATAAATCCTATTGCTCCGTCTGGAACACAGAAATGATCGTATGTTTTCAAGCATCCATAATGGATGGAATATGCTAACACTCCAGATACAACAGTCTTGATCAACTGTTCCATGTATAGTATTATTATCTTTTCTTTATATAGTATGAAGCTTACCGAATATTTTTCGGGTGTTATTAACGCTGCATTAGGAAGAGCAAATGAAGGGTTTGTTTCTAGTCCAGCAAGTGCATTGACCTCTGTTCAAAATCTATATTCATCTCTTCCTATCGTATTCATTCTCCATTTGACCGCAATGATGGTATACGGGTTGGGTGCAGCGCGTCTTTCCTACTGTCATCAACTTAATACAAATCCTGGATCTTACTTCTTTTATGTGTACATCGGACTAGCCTTTTTATTTTCCCCTGTATACTACCCCTTTTACTCTATAGTATTGCATCAATGTAAGAGATGATCTAAGTCCGTTTCTTCAGAACATAGATAGGTTCTGTTCCTGAAAGCTTGGGAAGAGTCATATGAGCGATTCTTCCGTGGCTTGGAAAGGGAATCTTATAGAAGCCCGGTTCCCCTGATTTAATCCAGGTATCTAAATGTGCCTTTGTTGTCAGATACTCACTTGAGTCTTTTTCCACCCCGATGTCGAGGATCTTTCTTAGAATATTGAGAGTATCTGAGAGACGTTCTTGAATAGTCTTGTCCATAGTACGAAAAAGTGTTTGTTCTTTAGATAGGAGTTTATAGGGGGGTAGTTTATTTATTTAAATCGTCGTAGACTTGGCAAAGTCTCTTTCCAGCATATTTGCCTGTGATTACCTTGATGTGAAACCAGGCGTCTCCTGGTTTAGTTTCTTTCGGGTGTTTTTCGGTAATCCGCTTGGAATGAGCAAGGGAAACTGCGTAGGGAGTGGCAAAGGTAGTTTCACCGTACTGAAAGCCCTCTTCGATGTAGACCAAGTCCCATGCTTCGTCAACACCAATGCGAAGAGTTGTGCCAAAGGGAAGAGTGAGCTTGGCGAGGTCGCGTTTTGGCTTTGGGGCTGGCTTTGGGGCTGGAGTTGGGGTTGGAGTTGGGGCTGGGATTGCCTCTACCTCTTGTGGTTGCTCTGCAGGAATAAAGGAAGGTGGACGTAAGGCAGCAATGGCAGCTCCTAGATCAGCGTACTGCTTTTCGTAGGCCGTTAGAATCTGGGAGGATGTATACATATTATTCTGCATAGCATACTGGGCGTTCACTAGAAACATGTTAATGCGAGGTTGGATAGACATTGGAACAGTCGGGGGACAGGCATCGGGTGGCGGGTCGGCAGTCATTTTTTCTGCGGGTCTTACATGATGCGGGTCTTACATGATGCGGGTCTTAGATGATAGAAAAAATGGGTTTTTAGGTTTTTAGGTTTTTAGGCTTTTGGGCTTTTGGGCTTTTGGGTTTTTGGGTTTTTGGGGAGTTTAGTGACTGCAAGGCATGCAGGCATAAAAGGGAAGACCATGTGGGCAAGTTGAATTAAATGGCGTTCCCATTGCGGCAAATATTTGCTTTGCTATATCTGGCTTTGCCTCTGGCTTTGCCTCTGGCTTTGCCTCTGGCTGAGGGTAAGCCTGTGCACAGTAATTTCCACCGCAGAAGCAAGAGTCGTTGTGCTTGAGCTTCAGAGGCGCCAATGCCTGCATATGCTCACGGTTTCTCCAGGGACTAATGGAAAGCTTGCACGAGCAAGCGCTTGAATGATACGCGCATTGATAATTGCCCATAATCTCAGCAACACACTCTGCAAGTAAGGGTGCTTGCCCATCAGACCCTTCCACCTGCTCTTGAATTAGGAGAGCCCACATCCTGTAACAAGGTTGTTCAGCTGCTATGGGTATACGAGGAAACACGCGGAAAGGAGGGGTCGTAGAATTTATGCTATAGAACAGCTTTTCCTCCGCTATCCACTGGTCATATATATCCTTGATATATTGGGTAGAGCACGGTTTAAATCCATCCTTTGGTCGAAGTAAATGCAGAATGGCACTCATGACGTTTCCTTTGGCAACATCAAGACGCGTCTTGTGCGCGTTGAAGCTACTTGATTGGAATTCTGGCATTAGGGGACTAGTCTGAACAGGAACACTCTTCATCATTTTTTCCCATAAGTGTAATATCGTGCCACGATACCTCTTTTTTCATTGAATGGGTGGGAATCGGTAACAGGGGTGCCACGGGGGTCGCCCCCTCGCAGAGCCCATCCTCTTGCAGAACACAGGCACGCATATTTTTTGCTATACGCTCGTGATGTGGGAGAGAGAGGTCGCCCAAGTTCAGGCGCAGAGGTTGCTCTTCTTGAACAACAGTCCTAACCTTTTTTGCATGCGCCTCTAACTGAAGTATACGCGCCTCAAACCACCTCTCTCGCTCTTGCATCCTGGCAATCACACGATTCGCATGAAACAACTCCTCGGTCTGATAGGGAAGTGGCTTCTTCTGGAACGACATGACCATCACTTCCAACCCTAACTTTGCCTCCTCCTCCTGTATACGGATCTCCCTCTTCTGAGGGGAGACCATCAAGCATAATTCCTTTGCTACAACCTTTGAACAACCGCTGTCAAGAAGGCGTCGCACACGATCAGCGTGCCAAGTATAGGCGTCAGAAAGATCATTTAGTTCCATGGGGACAATATCCTTGGAACACCCAATAGTTCATTTTTTTATACCAAAAAGAGAAGAGCGATTGGGCTTACTCCATGACAATGGAGTGTATCTCTGACATACGCTTAGTCAATTGGCTAAGCTCGTCCGTCTTGTTTACAAGGTCGGCATATACCCATGTTATACGCGCATTCAATTTGCTAATCTCAGCGGTCTTAACCGAAAGCTCTACAGTCTTGCTCGCAACCTCTGCGGTCTTCACAGAAAGCTCCGTTGTCTTGCTCACAACCTCTGCGGTCTTCGCAGAAAGCTCGTTAGTCTTTGCTGCTAGATCACACTCTCTATCATATAACCTCGCGCGAATACTCGTAATCTCAAGAGAAAGAGATGACACTGTCTCAATCAGATGGTCGTTGGCTTTCGTGAGTACTTCATTATTTCTAAGTAGCTCATCGTTCTTCGCCCTATTTATCGTGTCAAAGGTGTTGAGCTCACGCATCTCTGCGCACAACGCATTTATCTTTGCATCAAGCGCAGAAGCCTCGTCGATGTTGGTGGTTGCTAGAGCAGTAACATCTTCAATATGATTGACAGCCAGAGTAGAAATCTCATGTGCATGGGTAGCCGCTAACGTTGAGATCTTGTTCTTATGGGAAGTCACCATATCGTTAATCATTGTCTTAAGACAATCAAGGCGGCGGGACAGAATTATACGATTAGCGTCGTAAGGAGAGACTGTATACATTGGACAGATAGGTCGAGAGGGTCGTACCATCATTTTTTAGCAGAAAAAGAGGGGTTTAGGGGGTTTATATTTAGGTGGCTTTTTGACGTTTGATGTTTATGGCTTGATGATGATCTTGATCAGGGTATGGAGATTAGAAAGGTACTGAAAGAGCTCGGAAGGGGGAACAGGACGCTCGATGTGACAGTTAGAGGATATCTCCTCGATGATCTCAGCCATCCTTTCAGGCTCAATATATCTTCTCTTACGGGGGACAGGGGAAAGAGATACGGTGTTGGGTGTGTATAGTTTACGTTGAGTATCCATGGGGGGACACGATAGACTAGACCCGATGACTTCATTTTTTCTGGATATGTTACCTGGTGTAATACCGCAAAGTAGCGTTCAATGGTCTATCGCCTGCTATAGTTCGAATAACAGTAGCTGGGCTTTTCTCGAGTAGTTGAACTACTGAACAGGAAAGCTTATTAGCCAGAAATGTAAGAGCCTTTGCATGGGTAAGACGGTATAGCCTATACTGCAGGGAACGTCGGCGTGTCTGCAGCGCGAGAAGAGCCTTGACAATGACCTTGGGCGAGGAGAAGGCCAGGTGGCGTGATTATACTCAAGGGGAAGAGATGCGGTGTCCATTGTGGCGGGGACTCGTGTTACAGGGGGCGATGGGAGTCAACTTTACTGCAAGAGGGTATATGGGTAGACATATTTACCCATAAAAAAAGGGTTTTTATGGGTTTTTATGGGGGTTTTGTTTTGTTTTGTTTTGTTTTTTAGTTACATTGCTTAAGTCTTAAGATATATTTACTCGCTCTTTGCCTGTGCGGCCTTCTCGGCGGCCTTCTTCTCACGCCCAGCCTTCATCTTGGCCTTCTGCTCATCAGAGATGACCCTCTTTGGCTTTGCCGCAGGCTCAGTAGCCTTGGGTGGCTTTGCCTCGGTCTCGGACTCAGCCTGTGACTCGGCCTGTGACTCGGTCTGTGACTCAGCCTGTGACTCGGTCTCTGGCGGGTTCTCAGTCTTGAACTTCTCACAGAAGGCCGCGTAGGCCGCAGGATCACTCAGACGGATCTCCCCTGCAATCTGGAGGCGATCCTTAGGAAGAGCTGGGGGAGCAAACTTCTCAGGCATGGTCTTCTGTACATGAGCCACGAAGGCAGTCCATGCACGGATACCTTGAGATGCCTTTCTTGTCTTCTTAGCCTTCTTGGGAGAGAGAAGAGATGATGCAAGCTCCACGTTAAGCTTGATCTTATCATTCTGGCTCAGAGTAGCGACGAGGCTCATGATCTGCTCAATAGTGCTCATTGTTACTTGATTGGTGATGGGACTCCTCATTTGGGGGAGACCTAACTTCAATTTTTGGTAAGAGGGCTCTTGTGTTACAGGGGTGTTATGCAAAAAATGGGGGTTGGGGGTTGGTTTGGTTTAGTTTGGGTTTGGTTTAGTTTGGTTTAGTTTGGGGGTATACTGGCATTCTTCTCTCGAGTGGCTATTGCCTCTTCCAACGGAGAAGTATTGGCCAACGCTGCATCCAGTTAGAGTGAAGAAGACCTCTCTGGATAAGCAGACTCCTTACTTTATAAGGGGTTATGTCTAGGAACTGAAGAACGGTTATCCCCAGAAGATCAGCCAATTCCTGTATAGCCTCGTCGTGTGTTACACGGGGCTTAGTGTGAAGGCGAGAACACGCCTTAAGGAAGACCTTGGGAAGAGGGGAAGGCCAGTTAACGTGATCAAGGTTCTTACTGCGAGGCTTGCGGGGCTTCACTTCAGACAAGCTGTCAGCTAGAGCACTCATGTTCCAAACAGATGCGGGCTCTTCTACCTTTGGCTCTGGTACCTTTGGCTCTGCTACTGTCAAGGCAGAGCCGCTGCGAAGACTGCGTAACCGGGCGCGACCCTCTTCTAGGTAGCGAATGTAAGATATCATCATAGGATTGGTAGGGCGAGTAAGGAGGATTGCTAGGCTATCCATTTGGGGACTCAGTTAGCCACGGTGGGTATCTTCAATTTTTTTCTGGCTCTTACCGCTGCACTGAGGAGATGAGCTGATATGAGATGAGCAAGTACACAAAAAAAAAGGTTTTTTTTTCTTTTTCTTTTTCTTTTTCTTTTTTGTAGTGTTGTCTTTTGTTTTTGAGGGTTTTGGGGTCTTTATGGGTTTTGGGGTTTTGGGGGTCTTTATGTTTACTCCTGGGCATCAAAGTCGATCTCGCCATCCGCGTGGCCAGGCTGGTAACGGCCAATGAATGCACCCAGGGTACCGTCACTCTCCAGGCCAAAGAGGTTATTGGTACTGGGATCCAGGTAGAAGGTGTCACCGTCAACCTCAATCTTCTTCATGTCGGCGTCCTCGGTGGTAGCGCCACCGCCCACAGATGCGGGCACTGGGGCAGCCTTAGCCTTGGCGCTCGTAGCCTTGGGCTTGGCCGCAGCCTTGGGCGTGGCCGCAGCCTTGGGCTTCTCTGCAGGAGAATCGGCGGCAGCAGCCTTCTTCTCAGCAGCCTTCCTCTCACGCCCAGCCTTCATCTTGGCCTTCTGCTCATCAGAGATGACCCTCTTTGGCTTGGCATCCACAGGCTTGGCCTCAACCTCGGCGTCAGACTCAGGCTTTACCTCGGCAACAGGCATATTCTCCACAAAGTTCTTGCAGAAGGCCTCGTATGCGGGCAAGTCCTCGTCCTTGATGGCCTTAGCAATGGTCATGCGATCCTTGGGCAGGGCAGGGGCAGCAAAGCGCTCAGGCATGGTCTTCTGCACGTGAGCCAGGAAGGCAATCCAGGCCAGTGTACCTGCGGCAGCAGGCTTACCCTTGCGGGAAGACGTCTTCTCGGTCACATTGGCGATGGACTTGGCCACCTCCACGTTCAGGAGGAGCTTGTCCTGGGCGCTCAACTTGCTCACAAGGCTCATGATCTGCTCAATGGTAGTGCTCATTTTAGTGCTGGTTGTATGACTGTGGGGACTCCTCATTGGGCTGGGAACACATTTCAATTTTTATTTTAGGTTGATGAAAGAGACCTCTTACGCGCGGGTGGGTGACCTCTTACGCGCGGGAGAAGACCTCTTACATGTCAATCTAATATAAAAATTGAATAGCCAGAAGAGGTCTTCCTATATGTCCCAATCAACCTATTATAAAAATTGAAGCGGAAGACCTCGACTAGAGTGAGTCGCCACAGTCATATAATCAGCAATGTCTAGCAAGCTACGCACAAAGGAGAAGACCAAGGGGGGGAAGCCCGCGCAGGTGAAGGGAGCCCCAGAGATCGCCCTGGAGGAGAACAAGGCCTTCCTGAAGACCCTCTTTAGCGGCGAGTGCGCCCCCCTTACTGGTCAACGTATCGTAGCAGTTGGAATTGAGCCTGAGAAGAGCATAGCGTCTGCTGGTGTGAGCAGCTACAATGGCACCAGGGTAACCAACACCGTGGTTCACTTTGGCACCGCAGTGGACTACCTCATCCAGACTGAGGGAGGGAGGGTCTTGGTTGTCCCCCAGCGCTTCCTTAACAGCAGGGGCAACATCCACCAAGACCTCTTTAAGGTTGGGGACATTGTCTTCAGCCGCTCTGACAGCTGCACCAAAGAGGTCAACATTGGGGCATGGAGTGGGCAGAACGCCGTGGGTGTACGCAGGTGGTGGGAGGTGTACGCCTGGCTGCCTGCTGACAAGATCGCCCGCGCAGTGAAGGAGGGAAGGGTGGAGATCCCAGATGAGGGGAAGGAGATGGAAGAGGCAACGCGGGCACAGAGGGAGGCAGAGGCAAAGGTGGCAGCAGCAAAGGCGGCAGCAGAGGCAGAGACGCAGGCTCTTCGGGCGGCTGCCCCTAAGGGGGATACTGAGATTGGTAACTGGTTCGACTAAAGCAAAGCAACAAAGCAAAGCAAAGCAACAAAAAACACAAAAAAACACAAAACCAACAAAAAAAACCTTTTTTTGTTGGTTTTGGGATAGGTTATTTGTTATTGGTGGCTCTTTTACATGTCACTCCACTTCTCATCGAAGCGACACAGGAGGTTCTGAGGCACCTCACGATCCTCAGGATCATAATAGCTCTTTAACTTGTATGGGCGAGCTCGGTTGTTCACCACAACCCACCTCTTGCTATCGTGCTTCTTCTCTACTGGAGGCGGGGCAGCGACAGTCTTCACTCTTACAGGGGTTGCCAGGGTAGATCCCACAATAGGAGACTTGCCATTGGCAATGGAGGTATAATGAGCCTTAACAGCAGCGATCTTATCGGTAGGGGTAGACATAATGGGACTCATCTGGGCGGCTGGCCGGCGTATCAATTTTTATGAGGCTCTTACGTAAAATTGATGATGGGTATCGCCCTCTTATTCAGTCGGCCGATCAATCATGAATACTCTTCCCTGCGTAATGTGTAAGAACCCAACGGAGGATAATGCCCCCTATTGCTCCCTTGCCTGCGAAGCAGCTAACAATCGGGAGCCAGAATGCCGCTTTTGCCGAAAGTACTTCTTTGGGATTGGAAGCACCTGCCCAGACTGCGCAGAACAGATCATCGATGTCTACTGTGACAGCTGTGATTGCCCATTTGAAGTGAGTATTGACTACAAGGGAAAGAAGCTTTGCCAGCAGTGCACTGGTACTGGTGCAGCACAAGGAAAGACTTCTGCCCCTCTTGCGGGCACAGGGAAAGACTTCTGCCTCTCTTGCGAGAGGTCACCAAGAAAGTGCTGCGTTGACTGTTACATGGAGAGCGCGCAGTATGATGACGCAGGGCGCCTGCGATTGCCCTCTACTCTGCACATGATGAGACAAGGCTATCTACTCGAGGACGCGTGGTATGCAAATCATAAGTGAACAGCCATCAAATACAAAAGACCAAATACAAAAGACCAAATACAAAAGACCAAATACAAAAAACCCAATACAAAAGACATAAACCCTTTTTCGTGGGAAGAGCCTAAAAAAATGAACCGCTACTCCTCCCGCTAGCGTGTCCCCTCCTACAATGACCACTCTTAAGCCCAACTCTATTCCAAATGAGTACTACTTCGGTGACTTACCAGGTACTATACAGTACAAAAAGAATGCCCAAGAGCTGATGACGATGGACACCGACCTTCCTTTGACCCAGCACGATGACCTTTGGACAACCCTTTCCCCCACCGAGGAGATTAAGCGCCGCCTTCTTCCAAAAACACGAACGGTAGCAGATCCTAACCACTGGACACTCATCTTAGCCATGGAGAAAGCTGCCTGCCCAATTCATGGTGACATATGGCTGAAGGGTGCCTTTGTAAATACTACGACGGGTGAAATCGCCCTGCTTACTTCTGCCAACTCTCAAGAGGCAATTGGACGTAGCGCGGCAAGGTCTGGCATGAAGTCATATGACGGAACCTATTACGTGGGACGCTATCGTATGGGTGCACCAGCGATTTTCTGGAAGACGCTCAAGGCTGTTCTCCTATCACGAGCCTGAGCATACACCAAAGACAAAAATACATAAAGACAAAACAAAATACCCAACCCCTTTTTGTGGGAAGAGCCTAAAAAAAATGAACCGCTGCCCCTCCCGCTAAACTGTCCCCCCTCATCAATCATGTTAGCCTATTCCTTTGGTCTTCCCACCGATGCCTGGAACCAGAAGTCCCTAAACAGTCCACTACCCTGCAGCAACGGAATCTATTGCCAGATTGAGCGCTGTATCAGCGTCCACCCTGGCGAAGAGGGGCTCAAGCGCAAGTACTTTCCAGGCAGAGAGGTCGAGAAGGATGGTAAGATGGTCATGCAGAATCCCTGTGTACGCCTGGTAGGCCGAGACAAGACTGATGTGCCTGGATACTACAAGAGGCGCATGCAGAAGCTGTCGTGGCCAGACTGGTGTAAGCAAGAGGGAATTCCTCTGCCCAGGAGCCCCCAGGATATCGTCCGTGCACACCTACCTTTCTGGTCTCCTCCCTCTCTGTATTCACACGTCTTCCAGGGATCAACAGTCCCTGCTCTTCTCCAGCACTTTGCTCTGCCCAACACCCCAGGGGCTGTCAACAAGGTCTCTGGGTACCTCCTCAGGTGTGAGCTCATGAAGCACCGCTCCATAGTCGAGCGCCAGGCAGACTACATGTGCATCATCTCCATCGCAGCAAGGTACTCTCCTGACGACATCCTCATCGGCGAGTATGGTATGGCAGATCAGCTTATCGGCTCCATTCTTGCTGCTACCCATATGCACGAGCAGACTGCCAGGACGGCATTTGGAAATGCCCTGTACACCAAAGTGGCCGACATCCTGGCAAAGTCAGAGCAGATAGCCAGAGACAACAAGCTATGGGTAGAGGGCTTTACAGCAGGAAAGGCCACTGGGATGATCATGGAGTACATTGGAGAGCCTCGCCCCAGCCTCCTTGAGAACAGTGCAGAGTTAGAGGATATGCTTTCCCAGTGCATGGTTGAGTATGCACCCGCAAACGGCGGGTTTATCTAAAGACAAAAACTCCACAAAGAACCCCCAAAGAAACAAAACGTAGAAAGAGGCCACCCTCTTTTTCGTAAAAAAATGAACTTTTTCCCCCTCCTCTCGTGCTGTCCCCCCCGAAGCGCATGCTTCCCACGTCACCCCCGAAGCGCATGCTTCCCACGTCACCCCCGAAGCACATGCTTCCCACGTCACCAGAGCGCGTCTACAAGAAGCACCAGATCGATGGAATCCAGTGGATGATGAAGCGAGAGAGCGAGTCACCCGCCGGCGGCCTCTTGTGCGACGACATGGGTCTAGGAAAGACCGAACAGACTCTCGGGCTCATCCGTAACACTCCCATAGTCCACACTCTGCTCCTCTGTCCCAAGGCTCTTATCCCCCAGTGGACACGCGAGTTCATTCGTTGCGGCTACGCAACCTATGTCGTCCAGAAGGGAATGTGGACATGTATTACCAAGCTGACCGCCAAGAGCAAGTGTGTGTATCTGACCAACTATGAGTCTCTGACTGGAAAGTCCCACTTGTTTGCCCGCACGTTTGGTCGTGTCTGTCTCGACGAGGCGCACCAGTACCTCTGCAAGAAGGGAAAGCTATTCGAGAAGGTGGCGTCCATCAAGAGATCCATTACCTGGGTCATCACTGCTACTCCCGTGGTAAACTCTCTCAATGACACCAGAAACCTTTTGTCACTTGTGGGATATACAGCCAAGAGCCTTGACACTCTGGACTCCCTTATTCCAGAGGCAGTGATTCACCGTTCCATGGATGAGCTTAGACATACTCTTCCTAATCTTCCCCCAGCAGCCAAGCATACCATTGTGTCACTGGACTTTGTGTCAGAGGAGGAGTGCGAGTTCTATCAAGGTGTCCAGGGTAAACTGGTAAAGAGATGGAGGAGCCTAGACAGGGACAATGTCACCATGAGGTTCCAATTGCTCATGAAACTCCGCCAGCTGTCCATCCATCCTCAGGTGTACATTGGCGCAAGAAAGCGGGAGCCCTTTGGCTACCCACGAGACTGTTGGACTGGTTCCAGTACAAAATTTACCGCTGTTGAGAAGCTTCTGGATGGAAGGAAAGAGCCCACCCGATGGATCATCTTCTGCCAGTTCAAGGACGAGATGGCTCTAATCGAGAATGCGCTGATCGACAGGTATACTGTCCACCAGTACCATGGAGACCTCAATGAGGAGCAGAAGCAGAGGACGCTGAGTGACACGGAGCTCCCTCTTGGGGGGAAGCATATGGTGTTTCTGATCAATATTAAAAGTGGTGGCGTGGGGCTCAATCTCCAGCATTTTACCCACATTATCTTTATGAGTCCCTGGTGGACAAGCGCCCTGATGCGGCAGTCAGTTGGGAGGGCAGTCCGTATTGGACAACAAGAGCAGGTGCAGGTCTACCATTTGGTGTTAAAGGAGGAGGAGACGCTGAACATTGACGCTATGATGCGAGAAAAGATGGAGATGAAGGAGGGGATGTTGGTTGACCTTCTGAAGGAGGCGAGCCGTGGGGAGGCGAGCCGTGGGGAGGCGAGCCGCGAGGAGGCTCTTGATATTGAACTGGAGGATATTTCCTCTGATAAAGAAGATGCAAGCGAGTACCAGCTTCTTGCCTAGCCCATCATCCCTAGCAATAATTCTCCTTGTAACTGTTCTGTCATACTTTGTGGCAAGTACATTTTTTTATGGTAAGTATACTGTTCCTCTTCCTTCATACAAGTCTGGATTCCAAGGCTCTGAGGGGTTCACTATCCCCCCACCTACCCTACTCCCTTCACCCGAACAATGCATATCTGTTACAGGGATTAGTATTCTCAACGCCTTTTCTGCGAAATCCTCGACCGAAGAGGGAGAACGTGATCTCCTCGAGCTCACCCATATGATAAATAAACTCTCCTGTTTCCAATCTGACCTTACCTCCGCTGCATATACTGTCTCGGCAACGCTGAAGCAACCGTTCATAACGACTCATGATGTTGAACCTATCTCGGAGACCACCGGACGTTGCTTTGCGAAAACACTTCCTCCCCGGGATCTTGATATTGCTATGGACAAATGGACAGATCGTGGAAACTTCCTTATCAGACGACTGTGTACATCCTATTCTTTGACTAACAGCGATGTGGCTGAGGTGGAAGCAAACTTCCAAACATTTATACGGGGGATATATGATACGGCACGGGAAAGTTGTTTGCAGAAGGAACCTCTGGACGTCTCGGCACGTGGTCCCAGAGACCCCGCCCCTTTCTCAGCAAGAACGAGGGATGGAGAGTATACAGGATATTATTAATGTTGTCGTGTTTAATTATACCCTCTAAATATACATGGAGACTCATGCACATTTAGATAGTACTTGCGATACATCAGCCACTGTAACAGAGAATGGGGTTGCCGTATCTTACGACGGTACAACAAAGGCTGAGGCTGGTATTAGCATTGGAAATGAAGATGCTTCGGCGTCTGCGAGTGTTAGTGCTAAAGCTGGCACAGAGGCTTCGGCGTCTGCAGGCCTGGATGGTAATACCATATACGTAGAAGCAAAGTATTCAGATGCTACAGTTGTTGAGGCGACTGTAGCGGGAAGTGTTGGATATGAGGGGGTTGGCGTGGATGCTTCTGGAACTGCTTATGCGAAATCAGGTACAGAGATAGACGGCCACGTTATGGCTGGGGAAAATGGGCTCGATGTTGGCGCAAATGCGTCAATGGGTACAAGCGTAGGTGTTGACGGAGAAGGTACAGTTAATTTACGCGAGGCATCTGTTACAGGAGGAGCAGGAGTAAGCATTGGGGAACATGTTGAAGCTGGTGGTGGTGGACAGGCAACCTTTACAGATGGAAAGGCTACCTTGGGAGTTAATGGAGAATTAGCCGTTATTGTTGGACTCGACGTTGATGTTTCTGTTACAGTGGATACGACTCAAATTACAGAAGATGTCAATAGTATAACAGAAGTCGTTCCTGGAATTGCAGCCTCGTCTGCTGAGGCTGCTCGCGAGGCTGCTGATGCCGCTCGTGAGGCTGCTGATGCCGCTCGTGAGGCTGCTGATGCCGCTCGTGATGCTGCTGAACGTGCTGCTCGCGAGGCTGCTGATGCCGCTCGTGAGGCTGCTGAACGTGCCGCTCGTGAGGCTGCTGAGGCTGCTGAACGTGCTGCCCGCGAGGCTGCTGAACGTGCTGCTCGTGAGGCTGCTGAACGTGCTGCCCGCGAGGCTGCTGAGGCTGCTGATGCCGCTGAACGTGCTGCTCGTGAGGCTGCTGATGCCGCTGAACGTGCTGCCCGCGAGGCTGCTGAACGTGCCGCTCGTGAGGCTGCTGAGGCTGCTGAGGCTGCTGAACGTGCAAAACGCGAGGCCGAATCAATTGGAAATTCTATTGGGTCAGGTATACGTAATTTATTTGGTTAATTTTAGCACAACGATAGGAGCATTTTAAAGCTCGTCGACCACTTTGTCCAGCTAATATATCCAACTCCACTTTTCAGTATAGCGACTTTCATCACTGGTTCAAGTCGCCATAGGGTATCCCGTAAATCAACGTCTCCGTATAAAGGTGTTAGCTCTGTAAAAGGGAGTTCAGGCTTGTTATTCTCGACATTAATCTCGTTGTGAAGAGTCCAGAGCCAGGTGCGAAGAAAGGTATAGGCAGTGACCCGATCGAGTTTGAGGATATTGATGGGACGCTCAAGAAGAACTTGTTTATAATGCTTTTTACAGACATCGCAGGGAATAATATCGGCTGTTAAGGTGAGCAGACGTTTCCATTCCCGCAACTCTTCGTCAAGATGATTTCCTCCTCGTTCAGCGAGACCGTGGAGTAATTTCCAGAGGATAGGACCCCATTCTTCCGTTCCAGGATAATCTGGAACATTCTTTTTACATGCACAAGGCATTCTGCTTGGGATCAGTACAAGTCATTCTCAAGAAAGACGCATTCTTCAGAGTGACTGAGCCTTTGGCTTTTGGCTTAGGACAGGATGAGGGTGGAGAAGAGGAAGAGACCCAGGATGTGCCAGACGCTCTTTGCCGGACGCGCGAACGTGAACAGTTCGACAATAGAGCTATTCCACAGGAACTGACCAATCAAAGACAAGATCAGCAGGGAAATGATAAAGGTAAGTAAAAAGGTCACAAAGGAAATGTACCCTTCCTTCTTCTCCTTGGAATTATCGGGATTAGCGAACCCTTGGACAAGGCCTTGAACTGCGTTTGATACACCCATTCTACTTGGCTATATATTTTATAGGTTCTCGAGAACCAGAGTTTCCACCGAAGTTGTTGCGCGCTTACCAAGGAGAAAATCAACCGCCTTCTTCCCCTCTTCCTCAGACTTTAAAAACTCACCCAGCTGACCAACGAGCTGCTTTGCACTGAGCCCCTTCTTCTTCTCCTTTGTATTGTATACAATACGCCTCTGTGATTGCTGTAAGTCAAGGGTGCCAATCTTATTCTTCTTCATGACACGCATAATCACCTCGCGATATGCCTTCTCACGGATATTCAGGTCGCGTAACTGCTCCTTAATCTTCTTCACCTCCTCCTGAGTCTGCTTCCATTGAACAATCATCTGAGGTAGTTGTTGCAGATCGCCGTCCTCCATCTAGATGTTTTCGTGTGACGGGTTTAGACCTTGGTCGACTCTGATCCTTTAGAGATCAAGTTCGTCAATTTCACTCTTGGAAGGAACAAGCGTGGGGATTTCTTGAGGAAGGGGGACAGGTCTGCTCTTCTGAGGAGTCTGAAGACGAGTGGCTGCCAATTGAGCCTGTCTACGCTGTTCAGGTATGGCCAAGGCAGCGGCAGTGACCTTATTATGGTGCTGGGATGCTTCAGTATTCATGCGCTTCCAGAAATTTTCATTGCTTTCCACGACGGGAACAGTCTTTGTAACTTTACGAGACTTTGCCTTTGGTACAGTGACGTTGGCTGCAACCGCAGATACCTTACGTGTCTTAGACTTCAGCACAGGTAACGTTCCTGTAACACGTTTAGTAGCCGCCAGTTTATTCATATAGGAACGAGCAATCGCCTCTAATTCAGGAGCTTTCTGGGCAGCCAAGGTTGGTTCAATCTTCAGTTCATTTTTCAAATAGGTTTCAATCTCTCCAATAGCTTTTCCTTCCTTTGCATGTTTCCATAAGCTAGAAATTTTAGTCAATGTATTGCCCTTGCCTGTCTTTAATTCAGTCCCCTCTCCCACCTTGGAACGGAAAGAATCCCAGCTCACGGGTCCCTTGCTTTTTACAGGGGGTGGCTGGGCATTTACCTGGGCATTTACAGAGGAAAGACTGGTTTCATTTAGATTTTGCTCAGTCTCCTCGGGGATAGTATTGAGCACGGGGATAGTATTGAGCACTGTGGGCTTCAATACTGTTGGAGTTGGACGGACAAGCGGAGCACTCGGTTCCGCTCCAGGTACAGGAGCCAAGCTAGATGTCTTCCCACAATACCTACTCGTCAAATCTTTTACGCGCTCCAGTCTCCGTGTAACATTGTCATTGTGAGTCTTTACCACCCGCATAATATCATCAATCTCGTCGCGGAGTATCTCAACACCCTTTCTTCTTGTTTGACTCATACTACTTATATCACCTAAAAAAGTTGAACTACCATCATCTAGTTTCTATAGTCCCAATGGATGAAAATGAACAACGTGTAGCCGACGGGACTCAATTTGTAGAACTTCTCTGGTGGACTCTTGCTAAACGTATTATTGGTATAGCAGGAGACTTATATAAATGGGACACTGATGCCTGGGAAAGAGCTCAAGAGATATTTCTCCGCAGCAATGATTATCAAGTGAAGGCATCCTAGGATATATAAATCTTCAGTCTATCCCGTATTTTGCTTCTACATAAACTACATTCATGAACCATCCGCCGACAACATGTCACGCAAAACGTATGTCCACACGGGACAATTGCATAAGATATACTGTCGGTTAAACAGATTGCACATACTGGTTCGGAAGGAAGGCTAGCTCCTGTTCTGAACAACTGGATGGCATCCCTCAAGACCATATGTTTTTTGTATAGCCCAATCAATGTTTTATAAAATGGTTCAATATTTAAATCGTGTATTGTCGTCTGTAAATATTTGGTCATACCATCGACCAATCCTTCTGTTGCATCATTCACCTTTAACTGAAGAATGCTAGACACTTGTTTATGTAACGTATCGACTTTATCAATCCTCAGCTTCACCTGGTTCTCGTATTCCAAGACCCGTTCCCCCGTTTCTTTGTATAAGTCAATAAGAGCTCCCATTTGATCCTTCAGATTCGCGAGAGTCGACCCCCCCTTTTCTGTCAATAGGGTCTCAATTTCCTTCTCAATTGACCCGGGAGATTCGTCTAAGAGTTCCGCTAATGATTTAATCGAAGCGGTATCTACTTCACAGCGAAGCGAGTATTTTAATAATAGACCTTCCACACGACCAAGAATTGCTTGATCCACAGAAGGTTTCACGAGGAACTCAATAACCGATTCGGTCTGGGCAAGCATCATTTCCCTCAATCCCTTCCTCCAATTCGACGGCGATGGTTTCTGAACACCCTCTGTAACATGGCGACTTAGGCTCTGAGATACAATCTCCTGAATCCCCTCTGACCCAGGCAATCGTTCAAAAAAATACCCTGAGGTGTATTCCCCTGTTGTGTCAAAGTCGGCAGGGGCAAACCCTGACTGACTCAATTGATAGTCTATATGATTTGTATCTGACATTGTACTCATTTACCCTAGAAGCAATTGATCTGGGCACTTCCGCACTTATAAATCATCCAAGGTCAACTCTCGCTTTGACTTTAATTCAAGTGTCCGCTCTTTGGCCTTCTCTTTCCGTTTCGCGTCGGCCACCTCTGCCTCGGAAGCTAGTTTAGCATTTGCATCTGCTGCGGTTTCTCCCTCCTCTTCCTCGCCCTCATCCAAGAATAAGTCGTCCTGTGGCTCTTCTGTGAGGGTAGTATCATCAATGCGCTTCTCCACACAGGTAAATAAGATAGGATTGGTGGATGGGATGGCCTTGAGATCCTTATACAGAGAGGTTGCAAACAGATGGATGATATCTCCTGTATGAATAAGACCGTCGACCTTATTTGTTGTGGTCAGACTTGTACCGAGAGATCTGACTCCAACGAGAACAATCGCGCCCAGGTTTACCCAATCTGACTTGCGCATAGAGCCACAAATACGACAGGTTCTCAGGATAGCATCGTTACAGTAGACGGAAAAGCGCCTGGATCCGAGGACTTTTACCACTCGTCCAAGCATCTCTCCATCGCCCGTATTCCAACCAATCATCTTCTCGGCCTCATCAGAATTCTTCCCTCGCTTATACCCCTTTCCTCCTTTTACGTTTGGCATTCGGACTAGTGGATATCAAGGAATAGTATTCAACTTTTATTTAGACGAACGGGACAAAAAACGGGCAATTAGCCAGTCACTTTAACTTCACCAGCCGAATCTACGCGAAGAGGACCTGTGTAGACTGCATGATTGGGAGGTTCGACGCCATAGGCACCTCCTGTCTGACAAGGACATCTCTGTCTACGTGTGCGCATACGTCTACGTTTCTGCTTTTGATTACGCCTGCGTGTACGTCTAACTGCCATCTACCTTACTCGAGAAAGAGTGGGATACGCGTGGGTCTCATAGTATTTGCCAAATCACGCACCTTCTTCTTATTTTCCATATCAGACCCATATTCAATCCCGTGAGATTTGAGAAACTGCTTCATATCCTTCACCTCCAGGTACAGATTCTTTCGCCTTGGAGTCTTTCCCATACGAATCGCCCAAGCCTCAACATTCGGACAGTCCTCTCGTGAATGTCCTGACGACTGTCCGCACACTGCACACGAGAATCCTCTCCGGTAGTTACACTCCAGCGGAGAATGAGGGATTGCAATAGTATTCAACACATGATTACAGTAAGAACACATGGGGGACTGCAAAAAAGGTAGCGGGTCGTTTCATTTTTCTGTTCAAGAGGAAGATGAGTGGCGCCAACGTACAGTTCCTCTTTACCCTGCAACACCAACTGAAATTACATCATTGGCAAACAAAACAGTTCAGTACTCACAAGGCGATCGACCATATCTTAGATAGCCTCGATGATCTTATTGATCAATATGTTGAAACCTATATGGGCAAATATGGCCGCCCGACAGTAACTCGCACTACCTCAGATGTTCGGGTAAAAAATTTATCAGAGAAGAGTGTCGTCACCTTTGTTAAAGGAAGTATTCTCCACTTCCAGGACAAGTTCATGAAGGGACTTGGAGAAAAGGATACTGCCCTTTTTAACATTCGTGATGAAATGATTGGAGCCCTGCAACAATTGGTCTATTTATTTAGTTTACACGGGTAAGATGGGCGATCCGTATATTGCCGCAGTATCAACTATGAGCGCATATCAACCCTATAGAAATAGAAATGATATGACATATCAGGATTACGCCCAATATGTTTCGGACTGGAATACCTTTAATCGGATATGGGCGATTAATTACTATTTAAGCAGTTCGGGGATGAAGAACCGGTACAGCTTTTCCAGTTACAGGGAAAAGAATCAATATATGAACGGGCAGGCCGCGCACATTGATGTCTATTCGTCAAATTCTCCAGGGCGTATTCTCAGTACAATAAATGTCCCGTCAAATCTCCTAGCTCCTGACAACCAATTCGATACAATAGACTAGCCCTAAGAATAGAATGGACGCCTCTCCTCAAGCAGTTCTGCTTCCAACAGGTGGATATATCAGCACAGCAATGACCTTTTCGACGCCTGATTACCAGAATTCTGCAAATAACACCTATATATATGTAAGTAGCTATAATGCATTGAAGCCGGCGACTCCCTATACCTTCAAGACGGACAGGGAGAGAATGTTATATAAAATTGGACAACTTGCCCTGGTACCTGGGGCTACTGGGTACTAGCTCGCTTCTTTACTAAAGCCTTAAAGACCTTCAGGTAATCGCCTAAATAGGCTAATACGTGAATATCTACGGTAACAATACGGGGTTTAGGATCCATGTGGACTTGGGGATGGAGGAATCGACCGGGTCAACTTTTGCTGAGCCCGACTCAAGCCCTACCTATAACAGCACATGCAATACGTTTTCCACTATGCCCGGTTTTCTGAGAATCTGGGTATTCTCCGAGACCATAATCATCGGCATCAGCATGAATAATAAAGGAACGACCGTATAAGTCAGACGCTTTGACACCGTGTAGAAAAAAATGGTAGGTTCCCTCGGTAACATTACCAAGATCCCCTGTGTGCCGATGTTTGGTTGTTCCTGGAGGACCACCGTGAATACTGGCTGATCCTTTGTGATAATGGTCACAGGCTCCAAGGCACCCCTCCCCACGAAGATCTCCTGCGCGGTGTATATGAAACCCGTGGAGACCGTTTAGCCGGTGAAATTCTGCCTGAATGGATAGACCTGTTTTGGTTTCTTTACATACAACTGTCCCTTGAACCGAACGGGTAGAAAAGACTGCGACTGCGACTGCGACTGCGACTGCTTCCTTTCTTTTTCCATTTTCTACTGGATGCATAACTACTCATTGATCAACATTTTCATAGTTTACTTTTCCTCTATCACGTCTGGGGGGTATCTATAGGTGTGTATCTTCGTGTAAGGATAATAGCCACTTACCGGATTAAATGTCTTGATAACTCTTACTGAATTGAGCAGTGACGGGGTGCGACAGTCTAAGGTGAGAGCAGGTGATCCACTTAAATCGAGCTTTGGCGGGCGAATCCCGTAGACATATATTCCATGTAACGGACTCTCAGGATCAACATCGCGCAAGATGTCGCCGTAGGATTGAAGAAGAACACGAGAGGGATCTACATCCATGTAAAAGGCTATACGTGAGATAACATAGGCAGCAGTATCCTTTTGCCTATCCACGTATATGGATAGGGGCTTTTGTCCCTTGATCTCCATCAGCTCTACAGTTCCTCCCTGCTCGACACCCAACAGAGAATAGATATCATCCTTAGTGCATGTTCCAGAATAATACTTTGTCAGTGTAATATACAGCCGATGTAGCGTCGGTGGTTCCTTGTAATTCTGTTGTGCAGGCTCAATAAATCTATACAACTCGCGCTCAATGGAATATACAGACTCGTGGCGCATCTTTGCCTCGAGATAAAACCGTGACAGAAGAGCATGAGTTGTTGAGAACATGGGGACTAGGATCCCAGGATCCTAGGAGGTTCATTTTTTTCTCGAAGAAGCGAAGGTCTAAATTGGCTATCATAGTAGAAATATGTTAGTCAAGACCTACACCTATAGTACAAGTGAGATTATCTATTCAATTGTTATTCCGGTATACAATCAGGAGACTATCATTGTTAAAAATATACAAAGTATTCTCAATACTACCCTAGGAAATTATGAATTACTTATTATCTTAGATTTCTGCTTTGATAATACAGAAAAATACCTTATTGATTTTTTATCTACGTTGACAAATACGCCTAATTTAATTCAGATAAAGATATTTAAATATAGCGACAAACCTTTATTTGAAACAAAATGCGACAATATTGGATTTAAACACTCAAGTGGAAAATATTGCCTGGAAATTCAGGCTGATATGGAAATGACCGAATTAGGATATAATATACAGTTAACAAAACCATTCACTATCTTACCTAATGTAATTGCAGTGTCTGGGAGATGTGCACATACTTTATTTACTAACACTGGGATTGGAAAATTAGGACATCTTATAGAAACCCCAATAAGTGCATTAGGGGTAGAAAAAAATACATTCTACGTCTTTGAAACCTGTAATAGAGGTCCCCTGTTATTAGATCGTGAAAAATTAAAAGAACTTAATTATTTAAATGAAGAAGAGTATTTTCTAGATAATTCTGACCATGATTTAATGGCGAGAGCATTTTTAGAAAAAAACTATATTTGTGGATATGTACCCATTGACTTTAACTCGCCATTGGCCAACGGTTCTACACGAAAATCCGGTAATCTATACTCTCATGAATATATGGTGAATGTAAAAGAAAAAGAAAGATTACAAGCACTATGTAATAGCAAACAAGGATTGAACAAATATAGATCACTATGGAAACCTAGAGACCCGGTGTCGTATACGTTAGATACAGTCGTATCTGATAGTCATTATTTCACTTCGTATATATAAATATTAAAGTAGCTTAGGCCATCGCGCTAGGATGATTTTCTCCAAGACCTGTACATCTCGGCTGGAATCGTGTGCACCAGGCGGATCTTCTTCGTTAAAGGTCGCCATATATAACTCTCTCAGGCTCGGCATCTTATACGACCCATATGTTCGTCCAGCAAACATGAGCTTCAATTCATTCGTCGATAAAATTCCTGTACAAATATCTGCAAGAGGTGACCATTTCACGCGCCTCTCCCCCAGTCGCCAGCGCAGGGCATTCAGAATTACCTGTTTGTCAAAGGCTAGATTATGGGCAATCGTATTCGTGGCTTTATGAAGATCCTTGCAGAAGATATACAAGACCTCCTTTAACGGAAATCCTGTCGCCGCCTTTTCCTGGGAAATTCCGTGGATCTTCGTTGCCTCCTCTGGAATCGTCCATCCATCTGGCTGAACAAGATACGAATGACTCTTAACGAGAATACCATTCTTGTAGGTTCTCCAGGACAAGGAAACAAGATCTGGCCAATTATCTTTCGCCAAGACAGCCGGCATATTCTTATCGCGAGGAAGACCGGTCGTTTCTGTGTCAAAGATGATAGATATCATGGGAAAGTTTAGGTAAGCGTTACTGAAAAAACAATTTTTACACGTGGACAGTCGTGGACAGTCGTTGACAATCAGATCCGAGGGAGAATTGTAGTTCGCATATGTCTAAGAAATGTAGCATACTTGGCCTTTGACGGATAGATTAGACATTCCTTCACATCCTTCTCAATTGCCTCGAGAATCCGCTCTGCTCTCGTGATTGCCTCATCTGAGCCGTACATTTCCTTATACCGAGCAAGCTGAGGTTGCCAGAAGGACGGGGAAGATTTCTGTAAGAGGAGTTGTACAGTCGAGTGGTCGCTCCATGATGGCTGGTGTTCACCTACCGTTCCTAGAATATTGAGTGGAGTTATACTATCGTACATCAGGGATGCATAAATGACTTGGAGGGTTGAGTGACGAAATGTAGATAGATTGCTAAGAATATCCTCTGAGAGATGGATATTCTTTGTATACTTGATCGTCTGGATAATCTTTTCCTGGAGAACGGTACAGACTAGGCGCTGATCCTCCTCGTTTAGGGTAATACCACCATTACTTGCCAGCTTGCAGGTGCTCATGCGTATGTTAGAGTTGGCATTCAAATAGCCATCCTCTAGCCAGCGCAGATATGTGCTGATGTTCACTAGATTTGAGGAAATTTCAAAGATATTTGATGCAGTACCGTTTTCCTCGAGGAGCTGGGAAAGAACGTCTAGGGTAAAATGGGGAATATTTGCCCAGTGTCCCTCGATGCGAGAGAATCTTCCTTGGAAATGATGGACAAAGGCAGCGACTTGGAGTTCACAGTTTACATCCATGCAACAGAGAGTTGGACCTCCAGGGGCAAGCTTTGACACGTTAGCATCGAAGGATGCGCAGTCGTAGGGTAGGCAAATAAGAATATCGTAAGAGGAGAACTGCTCAACGTTGGTAATATTCGAGTGTACAATGTCTCCTGCACCGAGGAGAAGGGTAAGAGGTCTCCCCTGAAGATGAGGAGGGATGCTCGGCAAACCATCTCGATAATTCATAATCATCGGATGCTCTGGTATAGGGCGGTTTGGTACAGGATGGTTTGGCGTAAACTGAGGATTGTTCAAGTACGGCATGGTAGAGATCATAGTGGGACTAGATAGAGAGGGAAAGCGCAACTTCAACTTTTTTCACAACATTCCACATGTAACAATATAAAGAAAGATATCGTAAAAGGTTCTTGGTTTAGCGTTAGATGGGGTATACGGATCCTGATTCGCTTCTTTCACAGGTTCAACACGGGCGACATCTTCTATATCAGAAAAACTCACACTGCGGGCGATACTCCTCACTGTAGGTGACCGAGCTAAGCCAGGATTAGTCCCAGGATTAGTCGTGCTTGAACAAAAACTAGATCGGCTTGTCATCTCGGCTTCATGGTCATCATCTGCCTCTGCATCTGCCTC